GGATTCCGCCGTGATCATAATCACGCCGCCCGTATTCATAGGCGGAGTGCGAATTGTCATATCAACCTGAGCATAACCGTTTGTTGCACTAGTATCCAAATTAGCACCATCAGTCGCATAACGCTGTGCATAGCCAAATGGCACTGTCTGACGACCCAACAAAATAGGCTGCGTCATTGCTTCTTCTGGTACTCGAATACCAGACATAAGCAAATCAATAATAAACTCGTCATCAATACCATCGTATTGTGAACGAATTTTAGCAAATGCAGCGGTTTGTTTTGCAAGTTCAATGTCAGCCAATGACATTGTAACATTTGCTGAGCTCAACTCAGCAATGATATCTTCAAACAAAAACGTTGAACCCTCGTCAACAATTTTGCTCTCAACTGTAGCCGGTGAGCCACCACCTGTTGGACTAAACGAAGCATCGTTGCCAGAAGCTTGAAAAAACCAATTGTAATTATTTCCTGCATCTGACGCAATAACTGCGGGAGCACGAATTGGTACAGACTGCAAACCACTCAAAGGAACTTCACCATCAATTAAAGCCTGATCGAAATCAGGAACAATATGGCTCAATCCTTGTGTATTCCAAAACGCCTCTGCCAATGAATGGTCATAAGCGTTCCGCAATGACAAAGACTTTGAACGTGCTTTACGCCGATGATTAACAATCGCGTTGTACGCTTCGACAACCGTCATATTCAAATTATCGGCTGAAAAATGCATACCCATCGTCTGATAAAACAAATACGGGTCTGGATCGTCTAAATCGACTGTATCCCACCCAGCAGCAGACGTGTCGTCGCTGTCAACTGTACTTGTACTTGCTACATACCGTTTGTTTGTTTCAAAAAACGGAACGACTTCGCCCGCTATTCCAGCCTCACCCTTATAAGAACGGTTCAGCTCTTCCATTGAACCATTGAAACGCTCAAAAGCCAACATTGGAACATAATGTGCATACACATTAAGATTTGTTTGATTCATCAATAGTTCAGCAGTTTCCTGCATTTCAACATTGATACGAACCCGTCCACGCTGCACTGCATCTTCGCGCAACATCGGAATATATTTTAACGGCAAAATTTTGCCTGCATCGCCCGAGGTCAACACTCGACCCCGATCCTTGCGGATTGATCGCTTAAGTTTAAGCGGATCAGCCGGAATTGTTTCAGTTAAACGCATCATTTCCTCCGTTTAATTATCCTGCGCACTATTGCGCGGATTCGTTTGCAACGTTTGCATTTCAATTGGCTCGACCGACATAAAAGCCATCACGGATATAACCGCCCTCAACGGTGCCTTCTCGCACGACAGTATTCATGCCAAACGTGTCGCCCATAGCGCCGAGACCAAAAATCTCGCCTGCTATTTCGCCACCCAAACCTTCAAAATCCTCAGTGATAAGCACTCCAGTGCCATCAGTAGGAATATCCAAACGGACAGCTACACCGTAAGGAATATTAACTCTTTGACCCGCCAAGTTATAAACATTGATGCGGTCAAATGGCTGAGGAATACGGCCTGTTGATTGAGCACCCGATCGATTTAACTCATTTATTTTTTCAGCCGCTAAAGCACCTGTATACAAAACATTCGCTTCACGCTCTCTGCGCTCTAAATCGCGCATCTCCGCATCCAAACGTGCTTGCGGAGTTGCCAAAGCTGCCTTTGCCAAACCGCCAAACAAGTCTCCCCGAAATGTGTCAGCTTCTTTTGCAAATAAATTTGCTTGCTGAAACATTCCGCTTCTAAGCGCAGTCAGCGGGTTAAAACCCGCACGAACCGCGCTATCACGCAATCGCTCAAACTGTGTTGATTCACGTTCTAACGCAGTAGCGTTAGCCGCTTCGATTGCTTTATTTTGTTGTCCAGTTTGATATTTGCCAACAAGCGCATTAACAGCAGCGCTTGCCAACATTCCGACAGGGTTAAACCCTGTAACTGCGCCTTTAACGACTTTGGCGATGCCGCTAAACAAGCCCATTAAAAAAGCGCCTCTATAATGTAGTTCAAATACAACGCGATTGACATCGCTGCGCCCATAAGCGCACCCAACAAAATATCACCGACGACCTTGCGCATATGCTTCCTCCTCGCTTATCCGTTGTTTCAACTGTTCAACCGTGAACACGTTTGCGAACAGATATTTCAACACAACACTTGCCCACTGTTCAGCACGGGGGCCGTGCTTTGAGGGCAGGGCGACATATTGTTTTGCTAACTCACGATCCATTTGAACGATCCAAATGGCTAACGACCAAATCGACAGATAACAGCAACAAAGCTGTTAGTAACTGCTCGACTTGGACAGCTTGATCTTCTATAATGCCTGCACCAATCAAACCGCCTGCGATCATAGATCCCATTCGGCGTATGACTGGCTTAGCCAATTCAGTAGCAACAAATCGCCACATAGTGCCTCCTATGTGGTGAAAAGTCCCATAATCATGATTGTGTTAAATTTAGCTAAATTAAACAATCATTTAGGACAACTTCACCTTTTCCGTGTCTTGACGCTACGCTAACACTTTTGTTTGTGTCAACAACTTTTTTATCAGCACCATGGCACAAAAGATTTTCCACCGCCTCCAGTACCTTTTGGCTTGTTATCTTTCGGCCTATCTTTGCACCGAACCCGCACTGGCTCTGGCAGTGACCGTTCTTTTTTCACGGGGGTTTTCTCCCTTCGGTCTCTCGCAGGCGAGGGTGCTGCAGCTTTCAGTGATATGCTAATATTTCTGAAAGATTTATTCCGTTGCTGATTATCCACTGTGACTTGTCTTCGAGCGCTTGGCACTCTTCTACTAAGTCTTCGTGTTGTATTCGTCGGGTTATTTTGCCTGACAGTATTTCTTCGAGAAATTCTGTTTCGTGTTCTTCTACGAGCCACCATCCACCTCCTTCCGAATATACCCAAATTGTATCATCATAGGTTCTATAATGAACAATAAATGGGACGGTGCCATCATAATAACCTTCTACATAATGCCCATAATCCACCCACGCTTCGCTTGGTGTTTCTCTGATGCCCCCAAACTTAAACGGAACATAACGCATCGATTTCTCCCCGTATGTTACCGAGCCTGAATTATACCACTTTTCGTCCAAAAATTGGCTATCAGGCTGTTTGCCGTTATTTTGTTTCCATTCTGTAACAAAACGGCTTAAAAATTTCTCGCGGGTTACACCTCGCATCAAAAATTTCTTTTCGCGACCATCATCATCCCTAATACCGCCAATTTTGTAAACAAAACTGCGAGGGATAATTCCCTGTCGCACGTGCTCATCTGCAAGATCGCTAAAAAAATGCCAACCGATAGGCGGATTTTTGCTCATCGTTAACATGTTCGATGTGCTATCTTGAGATTGATCTTTCAACACGTATTTCAAAACGTATTTAAAACCTTTCCAATCAGGTTTCTGAAAATACGAAAATCCGTGTGGCCAAACGTCCCAATCAATACGTTTGTCTTGCTCGACCTCTGGCACGCTGTCTTGAAAAAACAGCACTATATGCCAATGCGCTCGACCCTTTTGCGTCCCATATTCGCCTGCGCATATAAACCGCACTTTATGTTTTTTGCGCAAACGCTTCAAAAACTTTTGAACGTCGTCGTATACCAAAACCGCCGTGTTCACGCCCTGTTTATCATCATACGTCAACGTTACAGCGTAAGTTGCTTTCGCATACTTACTTTCCGCGATGCATCGTCCGACGTAATCGTTTACACGATTCCACTTGCATCGCTTACACTTCCGACACGCAACAACCTTTCCAGATCCAAAGAAAACGGGTTCCATACACATGTTTTTTTGCCTGTAAAGCTGTTGGTGTCAGTAAGTGCATAAATAAACAAGGGTTGTGCACGTGTAACGGGCTTACCCCCTCCATTATATATGGATTGCGGGGGTAAGCCCTTGGTTTCGCTATATCTTTTGTTCCCAACGATATAGCTGCCAGTGAGCGGGATCGTAAAATTTCCAATCACCGCCCCATGTCATTTTAATATCGCGCTTTCTGGCAACTTCCTTGCCAATCGCGCCCATGACATCCCACTGGCTTTTTGTGAGGTCCCACGCCTTTACAGCGTGAACAATATCTACCGCACATCCCCACTGATGCGGGGATTGCCCTTTTTGGGCTTTTGAAAAACCTTGCACGTACAAATCCTGTTGACGCTCAGGTGTGCGATAAAATTCCGTTGGGATCACAGGGATATTGCGCTTCACGCATTCCCTGTGAAATCCTACCCAAAATTGTTTAATTTCTGGGTGGACATTTTCCCAATCTATCTCCGTCGTACGCCTTCTATAAGAAACCGTGTTAAACGCCTTCTTATTAACCAAAGCATAAGACGCCTCACTATAACGTTCACGTGGCTTCAGGAGCTTGCACAGCTTCAGCTGCGGACTCAACCGCAGTATCTGCTTTAACATCCTCTACAACCTCCTGTGTGGCTTGCGTAGCTTGTGCAGACAACTCTGCCCGCAACGAAGCCAACGCCGCGCGTTCCTCCGCCAATTGCTCGTCACGACGACGTTCATTCAATTTGACAAAATGCATCATTTTGGCAAATTCATCATTATTGCGAACCCGAGGTTCAATTGACACGTGACTGTCTTTTTGGCTTGGAGCAACGCGCTGATCTACATCAGGCACGTTGACATAAACCGCGCTATTTTTTTCCGCTTTGATCATAGCATACGATGTACCGAAAGCCGTGTATTCAACACGGCATTTGTCAGCAGTCGCCCCTACCAACACAAAATCGGACGCGTCCTCTTTGTGTCCTGCCCAAACCTCAATTGGGCTATTTGACACGACCTCAAAACGTACATGACGCGCTTTTGTGCTTTCGAATGAAATCACATCGCCCGCTTTAACTTTTTTCCATTGGGCCAATGGACCATTTTTGAAGGTTTTCATTTTTTACACTCCGTTGAAAAATTCGGGGGCAGGGGAGGACCGCCCCCGAAACCTGTTATTTTGTAATCCGCGTTGCGTCTACGTCGGCTTGAATCGCCGAGTAGTCGGACGTTGCATCTGCTTCGAGCAAACGCTCACCGAATACAGTCAACCCACTAATATCGCAGTCCGAAATACACATAATTTCGAAACTGTCGCTTACCTGGTCTGCAAACACCTTTTTATGCAAACCTGAGCAAAGATAAAAATCATCGCTCAAAGTTGGATCAGTTGTCTCAACCGTCCAAATCTTTGCTCGATCTTCATCAAATGCATCGTTAGCCGGGCGGTAATACTTACCACCTACATTAACCATATCACGCATCCATTGATGGTTAAGCGGTGCATAACCAAATGTTGCGTTTGGTGTTGTATGATTCACATCCAAATGATCATTTTTGACCACATCAACTTTTTCTGGGTCCAAAAAATCATTTAATGCATTTGGCAATTGATCAGGTGACGTTGTGTACAAGAAATAGTCTTTCTTGCGTTCCCACAATTGCTCAGGAACAATTTCCGCCGTGATCATAATCACGCCGCCCGTATTCATAGGCGGAGTGCGAATTGTCATATCAACCTGAGCATAACCGTTTGTTGCACTAGTATCCAAATTAGCACCATCAGTCGCATAACGCTGTGC